CTTTTGACACAATAAAAAATATCTCCAATAAACCAACTTAATACTTTAGTTAATCCATCTTTTCTAATAGGCGTTGCTGATAATCCTAACATATGTTTAGTACAAACAGTAAACAAAGCTTGAGAAAAAACCTTTGAGCTTATATGATGTGTTTCGTCAATAATTGTAAAGCCAAATGTATCAAATAAATTTGAATCATATGTTTTCATAGCTATAGATTGAAGCATTGCAATAACTATATCTTTACCAACAACATCTACTTTATTTTGTTGTATTCTGCCAATATCAGCATTAGGTAAAAATTGTTGAATTCTTTCTATCCATTGATTCATTAAAAATTCTTTGTGAACAATAATTAATGTTTTTAACCCTAGTTGTGCTAAAATGTATAATGATATACATGTTTTGCCATAACCAGTCGGTAGTGATAAAATACCACAACCTTTATCTGCTAATTGTTGAAGAGATTTTTCAGCTGCAATATCTTGACATGTTTCTTTTTTCAATGTTCCTTTAAAACTAACATCAATCTTAACACCAGATGATATACTATTTTTGTATTTTAATGGGAAATGTTCAATTCCAAAAAAACGAGGAATACGAAATCTAGATTTAGATTCTCGAAAAACAGGAAATGAATCTAGATTGTTATTAGTTAAATTTTGATTAAATGAATTTTCGGGCGACACTGTGAGCTCATTTTTTAGCCATTTTATTTTTGTATCATCAATATCAGATTTTAAAATGATGAAACCTTTCTTTGATAACATTTTATATAATATAAAGTTTATATCTTTAATTGGTTTGGTTTGTTACAATTGAAGTTTCTTTAATATGACTAGTAAACATATCCATAACATTTATTGCATTATTTTGAATATAGTTCTTATATTCAACATTGTTAGTAAAACCTTTATTTGTTTGAATTAAGTCATTCATTTGACAATTAGTAGAATATGATGTAAACATTCTTCCATCGGCCATACCAGGACGTGACATATTTTATAATGACATAATATTATTATTTTTTTAAATTACACAGGCGTCCATTTGAGAAATTTGGTAACCATTTTTATAATATAACGTTCCTTTCTTTTTCTTTTTGTGTTGTGTTAGGTTATCATTATATATATTTTTATAGTTTGTGGAAATAATTGTCATTATATTTGTATAAACATCTTTTACATCGATCATTAATTTTACTCCTGTGATTACAACCTGACCTGAACTAAATATGAAAACTGATGAAATGTTGTTATTACTGTGATGAAATTTTATTTTTAATCCAGGATATGTATCTGGTGTATAATGACAAACAATTGATTCATTTGCAGATAAATGCTTTTTCAATTTAATTATATCGATTCCGTTATTGAGTGCAAAATTTGTATTTATCATACATATTCTAAGATTTAAAGCAGATACATTTTTTTCACCCAGAATAGCACCACTTGTATTATTAAGAATGTTACAAATGAATTTACATAAATCGCTAGCTTCCTTCATAGAAGTAACACCGGTTATATGTAATCTACCATTTGAAAATACTTTAATACATTTACAAGTATGAGTTTCATAATGAATAGATGCTTGATTAAAAAAAGTTTTCTTTTTCTTTCCTCTTTTGGATAATTCAAATTCTGTATTATGTTTTGGTTTTTTTATTGTACAAACTGGTGATACTGGTGACTTGAAATTTTCTGATAATGATAAAATGTCAATAGTTTTTGTGAGTTCACATACCATAGTCATGGTTGACAATGACAAGTAAGATGGTGATGTAAGATTTAAAGGGTAATTTGAAATGACTTGATGACAACTTTCCATCAATTCAAAATAATTGTCTGAAAATACTTCGTTCTCTTCAATAAAATCCATGATTTATGTTCAGTATGATTATATATATATATATATTATATATCATATTCTTTAAGTGAAAAAAATGCGTTTTAAATTACAATTTAAATTCATAGCTATTTTATTATGACTGAATTTGTAACCCGTGAAGAATATGATAAACTCCTCAATGATGTAAAAAAACTCCAACGTCAAATGAAAAAACTTGTTAAACAACAAAAGAAAGATATTGATCCAAAAGAAAAAAAGCTAAGCGGTTTTGCTAAACCAACAAATGTATCACCAGAACTAGCTTCATTTCTTGGACTTGAACATGGTGAGCTTATTGCACGAACAGAAGTAACAAAACGTATTAATAAATATGTGAAAGAAAAAGGTCTTCAAGATGAAAGTAATAAACGTATCATTCTACTTGATGATAATCTTAAGAAACTAGTTAGCCCACCTGATGATGTTCAGCTGACATTTTTTAATCTTCAGCGTTATCTTAAACATCACTATACAACAGTTGCCAAGGTAGAAACTGAAACAACAACAATAAGTGAACCAGAAGTACCCGAAGTAAAAGAAAAGAAAGTGAAGAAAGTTAAGAAAACAAAACCTTAATTATTTAAATGGATTACGAAAAGATACTTTCAATTAAAATTAAAAATGCGAAATTATATGATCAAGCATTTTTGCATAAATCGGCAATAAATGATGAAAATCCAATCTCAAATGAAAGATTAGAATTCATAGGAGATTCTGTTTTAGGATTGGTCGTCGCACAACATCTTTATGAGAAATACCCTCAAGAAAATGAAGGATTTCTGACAAAGTTACGTACAAAAATGGTAAGTGGAAAGTCGCTTAGTAAAATTGCAAAAAAATTAAACTTTGAGTCATTTATTAAAATGAATGAAAAAGGTTTGAGAAACGAATGGAATAAAAATCCAAGACTTTTAGAAGATGCTTTGGAAGCAATCATAGGAGCTATTTATCTTGATTTAGGATTAGAAGATAGCAAACAGTTTATAGGAAATTATATAATCAATTCATTTAATGATGAATATCTTCTAGAAGATACTAATTATAAAGATATTTTAATGAGATTTTTACAAAGTAGAAAAACTCCTAATTTACCTGATTATAAATTATACAAAGATAATTATAGTATACAGAAGTTATTTGTTATTCATGTATATATTAATGGCAAATTTGTTAGTGAAGGCATGCATAAGAATAAAAAGGAAGGAGAACAAAGAGCCGCTAAACGAGCTCTTCAATGTTTCAATATTATATAATAAACGCGTAATATATTAAAGAAACGATTATTATTAATAGTATATGAGTGATATTGAATTTCAATTTAGTGATGACAATTTAAGTATTGATCTTGGATCTGATCTTGGTGAAACAAATTTTCAAGTAAAAAAAACGAAAAAGAAAAAGAAAAAGAAACAATCTATACTAAACAAAACATCAATGTTTACACAAGCAAAACCAAAAATGCAACCATCATTTAATGATAAAACATTTGAAATGTTTTCAAATCCAAATAAACGATTGCCTGAAAATCCTAGAGAAGACGAACATGATGATGAATCTGATAATGATATAAATGAAACAGGAAATGAATTTGAAGGAAATGAATATGAAGAAGAAGATGGAGGAAATTATGGTAATGAATATGTTGAAGAAACCGAACTACAACCTAGCGAAGGATATGATAACATTGAAGAAGAAAAACAAGATTTATTATATAAATTTTATAGACTTGAATCAAAAGGAGTACGTATTTCAAAAAAATTCAATATGCAATCAGACCTTCAGGAAATGCGATTAGAATATAAAAAAATTACCCGCGAAGCTAATGTTAAATCAAGCCTAAAATTCTCAAAACGTATGCTGCTTGCATGTGTTAGTGGAATGGAATTTCTAAATAAACGGTATGATCCATTTGCTGTCGAATTAAATGGTTGGTCAGAAAATGTAATGGAAAATATTAATGATGGTGATTATGATAATGTTTTTGAACGCTTACATGATAAATATACAGGACGAGTTAATACACCTCCTGAATTAGAACTTTTACTTGCACTTGGAGGTAGTGCAGTTATGTTTCATATGACAAGTACTATGTTTAAACAACTACCTAATATGAACGATATGTCAAAACAAAATCCTGAAATGATGCAAAATTTAATGAAATCAATGTCTCAAATGATGAATAATAATAATCAAGAAGGTCAAGCACAGGAATCAAATCAATCAAGTCAACCAGGTCCTTCTGATCCAGTTTCTTCAGATGGGCGACGTGAAATGAAAGGTCCAAGTATGAATATGGGATCTATGTTTAATAATATACCAGGAATGGGTCCTCCACCTCCAATGTCTTCTCATAATATTACTAACACAATGTCACATAACATACCAGAGTCAGTTATTAGTTCTGAATCAGAGATGTCTGATTTGTCAGATAATGTTCGAAATGTATCATATATTACAGCAGGTGGAACTAAACGAAAAGGTCGAAAATCAAAAGTAACAGTTTCAAATAAAGAATCTGTGATTGATATTTAATTTTTTTATAATTATATATTATAATGAGTTTAGCGTTAACACCTATTAATGATGCATGGTCACATATGACTAAACCAAAAGAAAAGAAAGAAAAAAAAATAACAAGACAAGTTGTTTCTTCTCCTCCTAATAATAATATGTACTCAAATCCAGATATTCAAAATAAAATACTTAGAGAACTTAATTTAATAGAACCATTTTCAGAACCAGAACCAGAACAAATAGTTCCACAAAATATTAATAATGGACTTCAATTTAAAAGTAAAGAATTACAAGACTACTTTAAGCCATATTCAAGTGAATATATAGAAAGTATTATCTTGAATATTATGAATAAATCTAATCAATCAAATTATGATATAAACGGTTTAACAGAAACATTAGAAAATATATATATCATAGTATTAGCAATATTAATTTTAATTATTTTTGATATTGCATTAAGATATAAACGCTAAATTTATTCTTTTCGAAACAATCCCATTGATATTTCTAGTGTATTAGTATCGCTTTTTGAAGTTTTATTTCTTTTCAGTTTTACTGAATCATTTATATTTGCAGTTAATTTTGACTTGTCAAAATTATCCATTGTTAATTTTGCTTCATCTTTATTAATCCATGCAAAATTATCAATTTTTTCAATAATTGGATTGTTTATAATAAGTGGTGTTTCAAATAAAATATGTGAAGTATTAATGTTCTGTTTTCTAAAATCTACAATAGACATAGTTCCACCAAACAATTTTAATACATACTTATTTGGAGCAAATCCAATATTGCAACATTTTCCATTGTTTAATATTTTATAAAATGACTGAATTAATGTAAATATATATTCCTTATCAGATGTATTTGATTCATTATTATATGTTTTCATACATTCCCAACTACAAAAGTTATATTTCACATGAAATGTATCATATTTTTTTTCAAATGGTAGAGGTAATGGTTTAGTTGTAAATGAATGACAACAGTTAAAGCAAGCAGCTTTTGTTTTAGTAGGATATTTATCACTATTAAATTCTTTTAAAACATTCATTTAATTATTTATAAACATATTATAAACCTTAAGTTTGGTATTAGAAATAAAAACATTATATATTAATAATCATGGATGAATATGAAACACCAATCGAAAGTATTAGACAAAATGATCAACAATCTCAGCCAATAAATTATAATGATATGCTTCAAACTATGGAATCAAATGGAGGACATACACATGAACAAGGACAATCAAATTTCCCTCCAAATCCTATTGTTCAATCTCGTAATCCTGTACAACAAGGTCAAAATATGAATATGAATTTTGTTAATCCACAGAATCAAGCTAAAGCTGAAGAACCTGATTCTAACATTTCTTTATCCAATATGCAGCGTGATTTTCTTTTTATTATAGTACCATCAGTTATTATATATTCTTCTCAAATACAAAGTGTATTAATTCGATCAATTCCTTCAATGTTCAAAGATGATAAACCAACTGTAATAGGAAATGTAATGAATGCTGGTCTAATTGCTTTATGTTTTATTCTCATTAAAAATATGAAAATAAATTTTAACTAATATTAATCAAAAAACCGATTATAGCGAATATCATACAAATATATCCAATACCCTCCCATCTGTCTTTTTTAAAGATGTCTGAATAGTTTTTATTTGAAACATCATTAATAGTTTTAGCAAGAACATTCTGAATTTCATCTGTAATTATATCTATATCAAATGAACCAAAACGTTTCTTTTTATCTATATATTCGTTATATTGTTTATCATAAATCTCCTTTTCATTTTCAACTATACTTAAAATATCATATGAATTTCCATTTCCATAAGGTATGTAGGAATTCATTACTATTATTATTATTATTATTTAAAGATTCTGTCTTATTATAATAATAGTAAGGATGTCACATCCAAATAAAATTGAAAATAAAGGTGATTTATTACTTAAATCACTTTTAACATTCTATAAAAAAAGTCAAAATATGAAGAAACTTTACTTTTATTTATCAAAAGATTCAAAAATTTCTCTTCGTATTTTTGATTTTTTGTGTACAAAATATATTAAAACAAATAATGTTATTTATTATATTGAAAAAAATGGTCGGAAAATTCCATTTAATTTAAACGTTTCATATAAAGCGCAACTTAAAGCATATTCAAAACTTCAGTTTGATCCGTTTAAACGACATGCAAGAATTGAAATTGATTGTTCATTGTCACCTAATAAAAAAATTACAACCACCATTGGACAAATGAATTTTTTTAAATTCGCAATTGAAAATAAATTGACAGATTGGCTTGAAGAAAAAGATAATTTCAAAAAAATTGAATCTGAAATATCAAGTGAATCAAAGGTTAAGAAGAAAAAACCTGTGAAAAAAATACTGACTTCCACAAATGATTATCATATTACGGTTACATTTAAATAAATAAAATAATTTATTATCATAATACAATGACAATTGAAAGTTCAACAATGAAGAATGTTTATCTTATTTCATTATTTGTTGGTATCTTTGTATATTTTTTAACATATAAATCGACAAAATCTTCTTCTGACAAAGTAAAGAAACAACATAATTTAAATTATGCATTCTTAGCATCTATGTTTACATATATTGGTATGTCATATTACAATACAAATTCAGGTTCAAGTATTGAACAAACATTAAAATCTTCTTTTGATGATTAGTTATTTTTTTGATAAATTAATTGTATGTTTGTCTAATTGATCTCTATTCTCAAAAAGTATATTTGTTGCATTTTCAGCTATTGTATCATATTTTCGATCAGTTGTACTAGCAAGAAAATCTTTTAGTGTAGTACAAATATAATCTTTTTTCAAAGTTGAAAATACCTTTTTTGTTTTTAACTCAATTTGTAAATCATCTTGTGTAACTTTTACTAAACCATTTTTTAGCATATATTCAATAATGACAGATTCATATTCTTTGGATTTCTCCTTAAGTTGTTTTAGATTACTATTATATGCTTTTATTTCTGTTTGACATTTTGACCATTCTGTAATTAGTTCCATTATTTTACTTATTTATTTTAAAATCTGTTTAAAACGAAACTATTTTAAAAACTGTTTTAAAATTGATATTTGATTTTCTTTGATTTTGAATAAAGATATATTCTGTACTCTATTATTATCTTTTTCGTAATTTAAGTCATTTGAAACGTTTGAATTAGATGAACAATTTTGAATATTATTGACAAATTTACCAAATATATACATTCCCATTTTGTTTGCAAAATCATTAAAAGAAACAATTTCTAAGCTATCAACATCATAAAACTCAATTGTATTTTCTTTTTTATTATATGTAAAAAAAGTCTTTTCTATGCATATTTTATAAATTTTTACCAAATTATCTGTACTTGGATATGGTGCTTCTAAAAGATTTATAATATTTTCAATATCAATATTACTTGTTTTTTTATCAATACTTTCATATATTGAACATCCCGATATTAATTTTGTATTTGTTTCTTCTAAACATTTCGTATTTTTTAAAAATAAATTAATATATATATCGTATTTTTCTATTTGAAGTTTTTGCATAGTTATAATTTCACGTAGTAATTCAACTTCATTCATTTATATATATAAAAAGTATATTTATTCTTTATATTTTTTACTTAGAGATATTGAATTATAATACATCATGGAATGTCCGTACTCTATTTTAAATGTACCAAAAACTATAAGTAAGGATGAATTAAAAAAAGTTTATCGGAAATTAATATTTATACATCATCCTGATAAAGGCGGACAAAAAGATGTATTTACAAAAATCCATACAGCTTATGATCAAATAAATAATTTATTTATATCTTCAAAACCTAAATCAAATTTTAAATCGACTACAATCGATATTTTTAAATCATACTTTGCTGAAAAAGCAAAACGACAGTTTCACGATTTATATGTTTCTCTTGAAGAAATATATTTAGGTAAAACAATTATCATTAAAATTAATCAAGAAGTGGTATGTTCAAAATGTAATTCTTATAAATGTAAAACTTGTAATGGAAATGGAAAATTTAATATACCAATTCAATTATTAGGAATAACAAAAACTATTATCAAAGATTGTGAATCATGTAATGGTTATGGGTTTATATATCAATGTGATATATGTAATGGATCTGGTTATACATATTGCAACAAAATATATAAATTGAAATTAAAAAAAGGTGCCACTGAAAATGATCAATATGGATTTGAAAATAACTCATTAATTTTCAATATTAAAATAAAAAATCATGGGAGATTTATAAGATATAATAATGATATAATATTGCATAAAACTATATCATTATATGATGCTTTAATGGGGTTTAATTTTAGATGTAAACATTTAAATGGTAATGTATATACATTTCGGTCTTCTAAAACAATTAATTATGACTCAATATATTCTATTGATGATCTTGGTATGTCAATTAAAAATAATAACAAATTTGGTATATTTTATATTAAATTTGACATCATTATGCCTGAAATAAGTAATATAACAGATGAAGAACAAAAATTATTACAATCAATTTTTAATGTAGATAATTGCACATCAACAAATTATAAGTGTGATTCTACTTCAATTGATTTAAATGTAACAAAAGAATCAAATTTAGATGAAAAACTTCTTAATTTAATCAGATTTAATACTTTCTTATGATTCGTCTTCTGATTCGTCTTTTGTTTCATTATTTTTGTCTACTTTGTCTACCATTTGATTCTGGAATTTTTTATTCATATCTACCATATTGGCATGCATACTTTTATTATCTTTTACTAAACATGACTTAAAATCATTGACATTTTTATACATAAAAAGCATATATAATGTCATACAGAGAACAACAGTAAGTAGCATTTTTTTTTCAGTTTCCATTTAACATAGTATTATAAAATTAAATATAGTTTTAAACGATATTAAAGAATTCCATTGTATATAATATATAACAGCTTGTATACATATATTTTATTGAAATGAATCATTTGATTATACATGAAAACAAATGGGGTATTGATATCGAGAATCCGCATAAATGTAATGATTTTGGGAAGTATATTACATTTTGTCACGATAACTTAAATATCACATCAACTTCATCAACAACAGAAGTTCAAAGTAAATTTGATGCATACATTAAGGAGTTAATAACAATATATAATGATTTGAAAATTACAAACAGTGATAATTTTGAAATCATTATTAGAATTAACAGATTATTAGAAGTTACTTATTATGCTAAATCATGTTGTACTGGTTTTTCTCGTATATATGATTTAATGGATCTTTCAAATGATTATCGAAATAATAGTGATATAAATTTATTTCGTTTTTCAGCTATAGATACAGAACAAAATAAACCTTTTCAAAACTTTTTGTTGTTTTTATTAGATTATTTCTATGAAAACAACTATGCTCGTTATAATAATGATATATATACATTAATAAAGACAAAAGATCATTTATCTACTTTTGCATGGAAAAGAATTGATAGTATTTCAAATACAATTTATAGCATTATTAAAAAAGAAACTAATTATGAACAGTTTTTGAATGCAACTAATAGAGGAGATACTGTTAAACAATGTGTAGAATTTTTATCTAATTGTCAAGATAGCCAATTTCACGAATTAAAAAAGGATAGACGTGTTTTCTCCTTTCGTAATGGAATATATTTTGCTGATACAGATTCGTTTTATGATTACAAATCTGTAAATATTCCAAAAAATACTGTTTCTTCAAAATACTTTGATTTAGATTTCAATACTAAAGATGAGTCATGGAAAGACATTGAAACTCCATATTTTGATTCTATATTTAAACATCAAGATATTCCTGATGAAATTTTAAAATGGATTTATATTTTTACTGGTCGGCTAATTTATGAAATTGATGAGAGAGATGGTTGGCAAGTAATTTTTTTTATTCAAGGTCAAGCCGGAACTGGTAAATCAACGTATGTAATGAATGTATGTAAACAATTATACGATGAAGAAGATGTCGGAGTTATGTCTAATAATATCCAACCCAAATTTGGCTTAGCGGATCTTGTTGATAGATTATTATATGTTGCACCAGAAATTAAACGAGATTTCTCAATTGAACAAGGTGAATTTCAAAGCATTATTAGTGGTGATAAGGTAACAATAAATATCAAATGTAAAAGTAGCCGATTTATAAATTGGTCTATTCCAGGTGTAATGGCTGGTAATGAATCTCCTGATTTTATTGATAATTCTGGAAGTATTCAACGCCGTTTAATGAGTATTAAATTTAACAAACGAGTACATGAAGGAGATTTACTTCTCGGTAGAAAAATAAAAAATGAAATGTCAAATATTATAAAAAAATGTAATAAAGTCTATATAGAATATTCTGATTTGTATGGAAGATCTAATATTTGGTCTATTTTACCTGATTATTTTCATAATACACGATCTGAAATTGCTCAATCAACAAACTCATTAATTCATTTCCTGTCATCTGGAAGTATGGAATTTACAGAGGATAAATACATTCCAGAAAAAATATTTGTGAATTATTTCAATCAACATTGTATGGATAATAATTATAAACGTCAAAGATTCAATCATGATTTTTATTCAGGCCCATTTTCTCAATTTAATATTAAAATAGTTCGAGATAAGAAAAGATATCTTGGAAAAAATACATCAGGTACTTTTTTTGTAGGACTTGATATTAAAACTGATTCAATTGATATTGAAAGTGATAATGAAGATAACAATTTATAAATCATCATCTTATTTTTATTCATTTGTATATTAATGGTTACAGACAAAACAAAAAAGAAATCAAAATCACCTTCAAAGGTAATTACAAAAACAAAAAAGAAATCAAAATTACCATCAAAGGTACTTTCAAAAACAAAAAATACAAATTTATCAAATCAACACAAAGTTATAATATATGGAGCATTGTGGTGTCCATTTTGTGTCCAAGCTAAAGAATACTCTAAAAAAAAATTAAAAAGTGAGGCAATATTTATAGAAGTTGATGCAACATCGTTAAAATCAATTGAACACAATTTAAAATTAAAAAAGAAACTTAATAAATCTGTTTCTTTAAATAGTATACCTGTTATATTTGTAAATGATAAATATGTAGGAGGTTTTGATGATTTAAAAAATAAATATTAAGTATCTTATATGAAGATTTTCACTGCTCTTTTAATTACAGGAATTATATTGATTTTCTTAAATCATAAATTAACTTGCCCCCCTTGTACTCCAGAATATAGATATTTACCAAGAACTTTAAATAAGATATATGAAGATTCAGCATTTTCTACAGATGATGTTATACAAACAATGACAGATGAAAACGGAAATATATGGTTAAAAGATAAAACAAACAATAAATTAATGTGATAATCCAGAGTTCTATTCATATAATTTGAAATTATTATTTTTGTTGGTTATTTTCCTTTTTTCAAAAAAGAATTTATTATTTATTTTCTTTTTCCCTTCTTTTTTTTTTTTTTTATTTTTATTTTTTTTATTTTTTTTTTTTTTTTTTTTTTTTTTTCCACTCCGCCTCTTATTTCTCTTTTCTTTTTTTTTTTTTATCTTTGTCTTCGCCCTGGTAACTCAACTTCTATTTTACTCTGTTAGATAGAAGTT